ACTAGGTGCTATAACCATTTTACTTTATAAGGTAGTATCTCAAATATTTTCGTATAAAACGAAGAATCCTACCACTCGTAGATGGTGTGCTCTTCATAATAGATATTTTATTAAAGGAACTGTGTGTCCACGTTGCAAACATTTTGAATCTATGGAGAATTGGTCATGATTAATTTTGTAAAAAAATTGTTAAGACTGAGAGCAGAAAATCAAAAAGCAAAGATGATGAAAAAGGAATATGATGTTTTAATGTATTTGGTAAAACACTCAGATTCTTTACAAGACTTTGTATTCTGCAAGAAAAAAATAAGAAAATTTAATTATAGATGGAATACTGAGGATATGGGTCGGTTTGAACCCCGCTCTCATTACAAGAAATTACTCAGAATATATAATTTTGAACTACGAGAAAGAGGTTATCGGTGGTCTGAACGCAAGAAAATCTAATGGCATTAAAGAAACGAAGAAAGAACGCAAAACTAATAAATCGAAAAAAAGAAAGAATTTGGTGTAGTAAATGTGGTCAAGGATCTATATTAAGTTGGGATGATGTTAAAGAAATACTTTGTGGAGACTGTTTTGCATGGGAATTTTACAGAGATGAAATAAAAAACCAGACTCCAAAATTAAACTTTGGACGAGGATGGCATTTAAGGAAAAGGTTTAAAGCGCCCGATGGAAAAATTTATTCATTCGGAAAAGATACCGGAGAAAAACATGTTAGAAATTCCAAATAGTTTGGTATCAAAATTAGAACAATTTCAAACTGAGTATCCAGAAATTGTATACAAATTTTATTTAAGAAAAATAGAAGAGGCCATATCTAGAAATAAAAATAAAGCAAAATTTTATAAAATACAAGGAACAAATGTTGTTGCTGGTGTAGAAGAATGTGATTATCTGGAAACTCTATATGATTTAAAAGAAACATTCATAGAAAGTGAATTATATGAATTAGCATCCGACTGTCATAGATTGATACATAATTTACAAATTAATAAATTAATTTCAGATAGTCAGAAAAATTAATACTTGACAGATGGGCTGTTTAGTGTTATATTAAAGTATCCAATTAGGAGGTTATGTGATTTTCTTAGATGAAAATAAAATTAAAGAAGACTATGATAGGTTCATGTCTTTGATTGAAGAAGACGAACGTTCTGAAAATCTTAAAAGAATGTATGAAGACCTAGAACAAGAGTTAGCAGCAGCACCCGCAGCTGCTGTTCAACACCACCACAATGCTTTTCCCGGCGGATATCTAGATCACGTTCTTAGGGTTCATGATATTTCGCTAGATATGACAAAGTTGTTTCATAATTTTGAAGGTAAAATAGATTTCACTCCACAAGAATTGCGGTTTGCTACCCTTCATCATGATTTAGGAAAGTTGGGAGAACCGGGCGAACCTTATTATGTAGAACAAGATTCGGAGTGGCATAGAAAAACTCTTGGTCAAAATTACAAATATAATAATACTATTCAATATATGAGTGTAACAGATAGGGCTCATTATTTGTTGCAGTTGTATGATATTCCAATTACAAAAAATGAATGGTTGGGCATCCATTTATCTGATGGTATGTATGAAGATTCGAATAAATCATATTTAAAGAATAATATGTATCCATATCCGATGAAAACAAACATATCATATGTTGTTCATGTCTCAGATTATCTTGCTATGGTAGTTGAAAAGGACAAGACAAAATTTTAATGCTCATAGGTTATACTTATAATTGTGTCGCCTAATATAGGGACACAAAAGACGCGTAACTGGTCTAACATTTAACAAGGAGAAAAACCATGACTAGATTATCAATTTTCCGTCCACGAAACTCACATGAGTTAAAACCATTCTTCGATGAAAGAGACGCTTTCATCCGTTCCTTCGATTCCATGTTTGATGACATGTTGAACACCACCTTTCCTACAATAAAGGATATGGGTGTATCTGTGACAAAGGGAGCGTATCCAAAGGTCAATATCGTTTCTCACGATGACAAAGTAGAAATTGTTGCAGAACTTGCAGGCTTTTCTAAAAATGATATCAATCTTGAAATTGAAGAGGGCCTTTTAACAATTTCTGGCAAAGCTCCCGAACAGGACGGGTGTGGTTGTAAGGAAGACCCCTGTAACTGTACTAATACAGGCGGTGCTACATATTACCTTCGTGAATTAAAGAGAAGTTCATTTAAACGTTCATTTAAAATTAATGACAACCTTGATATGGAAAGTGTTGTCGCTAGTTTTGATAACGGGCTTCTTACGATTAATTTACCCCGTGTTCCCGAAGAGGTTAAACTGGCTAAAAAGGTTACAATTAAATAGAACATTCTAACACCGGAGGTAGCGATGGACAGCAACTTCGGTCATATAACCATGAACACATCTTATTAGGAGGTGGTCTAAAATGGTTATATGGAAAACTATCTATGGGGGTAGGGTTTTTCTCTGCCCCCATATTTATTGGAGTTTAAAATGTTCAAATATGTAGTACTGTTGTCAGCAATAGTGATAGCCACTGTTGCTGCTTTCTTTTCCGTATCTGGATTAGGAAAACTATTTGCAGGATCATTTCTAGCAGTTGTCGTAATGGCGTCCGCCTTGGAAACTGGTAAACTCGTTACCGCTTCTCTGCTGACTAGACATTGGAACGATCTAACCCGCTTGATGAGAGTATACTATCTCTCTGCAACCTTTATTTTAATTGTAATTACTTCAGCAGGAATCTATGGATTTTTAACAGCCGCCTACCAAACTACAGCTGATCAACTTAGTATTTTAGATAGACAAACCCAAGTATTAGATTTGAGAAAAGAACGATATCAAGAACAATTGGATCTTTATATTGGAGAACGTGAAACCCTAAGTTCAACTGTAGGAGAATTAAGTAGAGGGTTGGCTAATAATGTAATTCAATATGTTGACGAAGAAACTGGTCAACTTATAACAACCACATCGTTGAATACGAGACTTGCATTACAAGAACAATTACAAATTGCCACATCAGAAAGAGAAAGTTTAGCTATACGGATTGAAGAACTCACCGACAGCGTTACACAATTGGACCTACAAGCGTTAAGTCTAACCGTAGACAGTGAAGTAGCCGCCGAAGTAGGTCCATTACGTTACCTGTCCAATCTGACCGGATGGTCTATGGACCAAGTGGTTAATGCATTTGCTTTATTGATTGTTTTTGTGTTCGATCCGCTGGCGGTTAGTCTGGTTGTTGCATATAATAGACTTCATTTACGGGAGTATGAACTCTGGACAATTTATGAAGATAAGAAAAATATCAATAAACCCCTTGACAAACAGGGGGAAGCGGTGTTAGATTTAAACGAAGAAATTGAAAAGGAAGAAGTTAACGAAGGTACACCCGAACATCTTAAAAGACATACGGGGTTGGTTAGAGATTTTCGCCCGGATTAAATTATGATAAGTTTTTGCATTACTACAAAAAATGAAGGACTGTATGTTGACGGTTTGTTAACTCAGTTAGTAACTATGTTGGACAAGAGTAATGGCGAAGATGAGATTGTTATTATAGATGATTATTCTGATGATGAAGAGACAGTAGATATTTTAAATGATTGGAGACTCGACTGTCCAGTAATTGAGTTTTACCAACGACCTTTACAAAAGGATTTTGGTGCACATAAAAACTTTGGAATTGAAAAATGTTCAAAACCTTGGATATTTCAAATTGACGCGGATGAAACATTAGCTCAAGCTTTAGAAGATAATGTTCATTCGGTTCTTTTGGATAATTCTGAAATAGAACTTTTTCTCGTTCCAAGAGTAAACATTGTTCATGGTATAACTCAGGAAGATGTTAAGCGGTGGGGATGGATACAGAATGAAAAGGGATGGAATATGTGGCCGGATTTCCAAACTAGAATTTTTCAAAATAAAAAAAATATTAAATGGCAAGGTAAGGTTCATGAACGAATTGTTGGATTTAAAACATGGTCCCACCTTCCCGAAGAAGAACAATGGTCACTCTATCATATTAAAGAGGTAGAGCGACAGAGGAGCCAGAATGACTTATATAGCACCATCCGCTGAACTTATTGACAACAAAACACTTACATTTGATGATGTTCAAATCATTCCAAAGTATAGTGATATAAGTTCTAGAAGGGTTTGTAGTACCGCAACTCCACTTACCAAGAACCGTTATATCGACATACCTCTTATAGCTTCACCAATGAAATCTATTTGTGAAGTTGATATGGCGTATACCATGTGGACTCTTGGAGGGGTAGGCATAGTTCACAGATTCAATAGTGTCGAGGAACAAGCTAATATAGTTAATAGTTTATATAGAAGAATCACACCACAAGTTTCAGAACTTGATGACAGAGTAGAACATAGATTTACGAATCCTGTTATTGCTGCTGCTATTGGAGCAAAACAAAAGGATATCTTTAGAGCAAAAGCACTTTTACAAGCGGGTGCTAATGTTTTGTTGATTGACGTTGCTCATGGTCATCATTCTTCAATGAAACAAATTCTTGCAGATTTAAATGCATTGAGGAGATCGTTAGCAACCGATTTGGATACATCGTTTGAGGTGATAGCAGGAAACATCGCAACACCAGAGGCTGCTAAAGATTTAGAAAAATGGGGAGCGGATGCTATTCGTGTGGGAATTGGAGGAGGATCGGTTTGTGAAACCCGTATTCGTACAGGAGTGGGCATTCCACAAATTTCCTGTCTTCAGTCAATTGCCAATGTTGCAAATACTCCAATAATTTCTTGTGGAGGAATCCGATACCCAGGCGATGTTGCTAAAGCACTTGGTGCTGGTGCCTCTTCTGTTATTTTGGGATCTATGCTTTCAGGCGCAAAAGAAACGCCCGGTGACATAAAATATTTTGGTAAGTATGGTAATAGACAAAGAATGAAAATATATCACGGATCTGCCAGTGATGTTCAAAAAACACTTTCTTTCGCAGAATTGAATAATATTGAGGGAACCGCTACAATGGTTCCATATAAGGGCTCTACGGAAGAAATTGTAGACGAAATAATGGATGGAGTACGCTCTGCCATGAGTTATGTTGGATCTGAATCAATTCATAAATTTTATCTTAATACAGAATTTGTTCAGATAACTACAAATGGCTTGCAGGAAGCAATGCCACATCTGTTATAATTTGTTGATTTAGCAGGGAGATATTATGAAGATTAATGTAATGTTAAAGGTTATGGGTGTTCTTGTTGTGTTGTTGGCACTTGATGGCGTTAGTAGTAAACAAGAACAAATAGATATTAGTGAAGTATCTATACCGATTGTAGAAGAAGATGAAAGTGACAGTAGGAAAGACCTTTTAAGGTTTTTGGAAGCTATTGCACGTTTTGAAAGTAATGATAGATACGATGTAGTAAATCCATATGGATTTTTAGGAAGATATCAGTTTAGTCCAATGACAATAAGACATCTTGGATATGATATTTTAAATGAGGAGTTTTTAAGAAACGCAAGGTTACAGGATGAAATTATGTTAGCTTACATGAGAGAAAATTATGTTTCTCTCAGGCCGTGGATTGAAGAGTATAATAATACAAACTATAAAGGTATGCGTATTACCACTTCTAGTATTTTGGCCGGAGCACATTTTGCTGGGGCTATGGGAATGAGACGATTTTTATTAAGTAGGTCTGATTCTGTTGGAAAGACCGATGCAAATGGAATGACGCTTCGTAGGTACATGACGAAATTTTCTGACTATAATGTAGAAGAGGTAGAAGGTTAATATGAATATAGTTGTGGCATTGCTGGTTATATCTGCTGTAATTAATGTGGCTTTAGTTTACGCGTCATATGTTACAGTTAAAAAAATAGAAATTTATGAAGATAATATTATGAAGTTTTATGAAGGAGCAACAAAAATTTTAAGGACATCTCGTCATTTAGATAACAGAGAAATGTTTGAAAAGGATGATGAGGTTGGTGCCTTATTTCAACAGCTAATCACGGTGATTGGCGAGTTAAGGGGTGTTATCTATGAAGAGGAAGAGGAAGAGGAAGCGTAATCTATACTGGACGCAAGAAACAGAACAAGCAATCATTGAATATAATATATGTGAAGATGAATTGCAACGAGAAGATATATTTAATAAAAACATTTATAAACCCCTAGATAAACTAGCGGAAAACATAATCAATCGGTTTAAATTTCCGTATATGGACGGCACATTTGAAGATGTTAAAAATGAAGTTGTCTCTTACCTTGTTTTAAAACTCCCCAATTTTACAGCAGATAAAGGAAAGTCTTTTAGTTATTTTTCAGTAGTTGCTAAGAACTATTGTATTTTACAAAATAACAAAAGATACAAGGAAGAAAAAAAAGTTCTTCATTTATCTGACAAATCGCCAGAAAGTTATTCTGTTCAAGAAACTTTAATTATAGATCCCGAAGATATTTATAATGAGCCGGAAAGGGTAGAGTTCATAAAACTCTTTATAAAATATTGGGATTATAATCTCCATAAAATTTTTCCTAAGAAACGAGACTTGGCGATAGCGTATGCTATTTTAGAATTATTGAAACGTGCTCAAATGATTCATAATTTTAATAAGAAGGCTATTTATTTAATGATCAGAGAAATTACTGATTGTGAGACTTCACATATTACAAAAATTGTAAAACAAGTTAAAGAAATTAAAGATAAACAATATGAAGAATATAAAACCACCGGAATGATTCATGATTATTTTGATAATTAAATAGTTATAGTAAAGGAGGCGGTATTATGGAATATGTTGTTTTTGGAGATAAAACACTTTCTGATGTTTTTGAAGACATTTATAAAAACACCGATAGTAAGCGAGAACAAATAAATACGTTTATCACAAAACTTGTTAGACAAATAAGAACCCCAGAAGATGCAGCAGTCATTGCTCCTATTATTAAGGATTTTATGGAGGTTAATGTTAAGAATGATGAACACATCGTGCGGATCGCACAGATTGCTCAGAGAGCAATCGCTATTGGAACAAAGGCTGCAAGCTCTACAGATCTTCTAACGGAGGAAGAGAAACAACAGTTGTTGAGTAACATCAAATTAGAAATAGATGACCTACAACAAGAAACAACAGAAGTTGAGGATGAGTTAGAACGACTTAGGGTTGTATAATGCCTTGGGACAGTAATATACCCGAAGGTCAAAAATCACTTGGACTCAACTCAAGTCTCGCTGCGGTATTAGATGTTATTACAAATGAAGAGCATGAAGACTATTCCACTACCGGATTCAATGTAGGAACTATCCGTTTTAAATATGTGGGGTGGGGTGGACATTTAGATTCTGCAGACAATTCATTTTATGCTTCTTCATTAGATGTGGACGTACAGTCATATCCTTTAGTTGGGGAGATTGTAGTTATTCAGAAGGTAATGGGGATACCGTTTTATTCCCGTAGAATAAACATTAATAATAAATTACAGTATAATTCATTTTCAAACATATTGTCTAATTTAAATCCAGCTAGAACTTCTCAAGACAAAAACCGTAATACAGCTGAAGCAAAAGAAAACGTGATGCAGCATACTGCTGTAGAACCAACAGAACATTTTGAGAATAAAAATTATCAAGAAAAAGAATCACTTCATATTTTAAAACACTTTGATGGTGATGTTATTATTCAAAATCGTTATGGAGCAACACTACGATTTGGATCTTCTCAATTAGAAAAAGCTTTAAACCAACAAGTAGTACCAATAGACGATCATAGATTAAAGTTGGGTCCAACAAAAGAAAAAGGACTTGATACTCCTAATAACGATCCAATTATAATCATGCGAGTTGGTGAACGAGACACACCCAAAACATCAACAACTTCTAGTTTAGGACTAATTGTAGAAGATATTAATTTAGATTCTACATCATTTGTATTATCAAGTAATCAAACAATTAATTTCCATCTAGCGAGTACAGACCTTCCCGTTCATTTTAGATCTTCAAAAAGATTAGGTAAAGACTTTCCCCCACTTGGTCAAACGGACCCAAATAGCAATTTAACAACAACACCATTACAAGGAAATCAATCTTTGTTGAATAGTGATAGATTGCTTTTTAATTCAAAAACAGATAATATAATTCTTTCTTCTGGTCAAGATCTTATATCTTTAACAAACAGAGATACGATACTTGATACTGGTAATCATTTTGTTATTGGTGGAAAAGAAATCCACCTTCTGTCAGATGCTTCAGAGGGAGAAGCAGAGTTCACTGTTGCGCTAGCGGAAAAGGTAATGCACGTACTTCAAGATATAGTGGATACCTTGAACAATAAAAAAGGACCAGCTTATACATCTACAGCGCCGGGAGGACCGCTTACTCCTGTGGCTGTCGCAGCTTTGTATGCACGGGCATCGACCGATATTCTGGATATTGCAAGTGATTTGGTAAAAATTGAAAAATAAAAGTATTGAAACTATTTATTAGTAAGCGCGGAGGTAACATGAAAATTAAAGACTTTAAAAAGTTAGTAAAAGAGATAGTCACAAAAGAGATGGATGCTCAACGAGAACAGATCCTTAAAGAAATTAAGGCTGAATTTTTTGATATTATGGTTGCTCAAAAACCAATTAGTACAGAAGAAAATTCTAAAATTAATGAAGGAGCAGAACTTTCTAGAGCTAGTCTTAGAGCGATGTTCCAAGAAAAACTTGGAACGGGAGAAGATATTCGTGTAAATACTTCTAATATAACAGTAAGTCCTCAACAGGGGTTGCCGAAGACGTTTGAGGGTTCGTTGTCTCAAGATCACGAAGATACTTTACAGGCGATTAACAAAGATTATAGTCAGTTAATGAAGAAGATGGGCGTATAGTTGTGGCTAGTCCGATAAGTAAAGCTTCGTCATTACCAGCGGTTAGTATTGGTTTTGCACTTAGTATAATTGTAGCGGTCTGGATTGCTGGTACGAGGTTTCGTGATTTTGAAAATGCAGACACACAAAATACGACACAAATAGAAGATGTTTTAGATCGACAAAAAAAATATATAGGAACCAGTGGATTATTAACTGAACGTATTGATGATTTAGAAGATGTTGTTAATGAACTTGAACGTGAATTAGCATTATTAAAAGTTCAATTGGATATAAGATAGTGTCAATAGGATTCACACTTCCTCTTAGACGAGCGGACGGTGGGTATTTTGAAATGTCCAATGATCTGATGTCAGCTATAAAAAGTAATTTTATTAATTTGGTTTCTACCATGAAAGGCGAACGGCCAGGAAATTTAACATTTGGGTGTGACATTCATCGAATTATTTTTGACTTTAATAATGATGACTTATATCCCGAAGCTAGACAAACAGTAGAAGATGCTGTTGCTGAATGGATGCCTTACATTGAATTAGAAAATTTTGAAATTAATACTACTGATGACGATAAAGATAGATATAGAGCAAGAATTTATATGAGTTATAGATTGATAGAATCACCCGACTTATCAGACGAAGTTCTGATCCAAATTTGAGGAACATAAATGTCTCATAATCAAGTATCTGATGTTGTATTAGATAAACGCGTTGACAAAAAACAAGTAAAATATTTGAATAAAGATTTTTCGGACTTTAAGAAGAATTTAATTGATTTTACTAAATTTTATTTTGCAGACACATATCAAGATTTTAGTGATGCATCGCCTGGAAGTATCTTTCTTGATCTATCGTCTTATATTGGAGATGTTCTTTCCTATTATACAGACCACGCTTTCAAGGAAAATTTACTAGCACACGCTGAAGAAAAAGAAAATGTCGTTTCCTTGGCTCAGGGATTTGGATATCGTCCTCGACTAGTAACTCCTGCATATTGTGTAGTATCAATGTCTGCTTTAATTCCAGCCGATTCGGAGGGAAACTTGGAAATAAAATATCTTCCAAGATTTTTGCCGGGTACTTCCTTTGCGGCTTCTACACAAAATGATGTTGGAACCTTTATTACACGGGATGTTTGTGATTTTGGTGACGCCACGGGCCGCGACGTAAGACCGTTTTCTCTTCAAGCTACAGGGGTGCCTAACTTTTACCTAGTATCTAAACATGTACGAACTATATCGGGTACGGAAAAGGTTGTTGAACGTGTTGTAACAACACCAACTAAGTTTTTAAAAATTGAATTGCCGGGAGCAGATATTGTAGATATTAAGTCGGTTGTAGATGCTGAAGGAAATAATTGGAATCAAGTTGATAATTTGTCTCAGGATTATATTTTTCAAGATGATGTCGCGAGTCCAAGTTCTACTTCTGTTGTTCCTTTTTATAAAATCAAAACGATTAAAACAAATAGGAGATTTGTTGTACGATTAAATAGAAAGTTAAAAACTGAATTAGTTTTTGGATCTGGAACGGGGGAGTTGTCAGATATTTATGAAAATCCAGATTATAAATCTGTTTATGATACGAACTATTTACAGAACATGACAAATGTTGCTTTAGATACTCTTAATTTTACAACTGGTAATTCGTTTGGATTGGCTCCGGGCAATACAACATTATCCATCACCTATAGAGTAGCTGGTGGAGTAACTTCAAATGTACCTTCTGGAGCAATTAATAAAGTCGGAAATCTTATTACAGGAAATGAAACTAGAGTTCTATCTACAGGAGATCAAGCCATTTATAATACAATGTTGTCTAGTGTAACTGTTATTAATGATGAAGCTGCTAGTGGAGGAGGTAGTCCTCCGACTGTTGAACAAATTAGACAATCAGCGATGGGATATATCAATTCTCAAAGACGTATAGTAACAGATAGGGATTATGAAAAGCGAGTATTATCCATGCCTCCGAAATATGGAGCTGTACATAAAGCATTTGTAATAAAAGATGATGCTATTAATTCTATAGTTAAATATACCAAAGAAGCACAAGAGGGCATTGAGTCGATAGACCCAGAAGATGATGTTAATTATGTTGATAATTCTCCAGTTAATACAAATATTAATTTATATGTACTGGGACTTGATTCTAACAATCGATTAACCACAATAAACAATTCGGTTAAAGCGAATATAAAACAATTTTTGAAAGGTTATCGAATATTAACGGAAAGAATTAATATCGTAGATGCTTTCAGGGTATCCATTGGTGTTACTTATTCGATTGTCGTTTATAAGGGAGCTAATACCGCTGATGTGCTAGTTAGATGCTCCGATACAATTAGAAAATATTTTAATATAGATGATTGGCAAATAAATCAACCCATAATAAAAGACGATTTGTTGGTAAAAATTGCAAATGTGGAGGGTGTTCAGTCTGTAACAAATTTGACATTTGTAAACAAATATCAACAGAACGATGGGAGTGATTATGCTACATATTCGTACAATTTAGAAGCAAATACAAAGGATAAAGTTATTTATCCTTCAGCCGATCCCTGTATTTTTGAATTACGATATCCCCAAACTGATATCGTTGGGACGGCAGTACAATGAGTAGAATATACATAACCGCCAGTTCAGACACGAGCATTTATGAACGATATGCTAATTTAAATACCGGCCATGACGAAATTTTAGAAGTTGGTAAAAAGCAAGATAGCTTAGAGATTACCAATGGTCAGGTTCGATCTTTGATTAAATTTACCCTGACCGATCTTTTAGGTGCTCCAACAACTTCTAATGCATATTTGAATTTAAAAATAGCTAACGCTACAAAATTAAATCAAAATCAATTAGTTTATGTTTATCCAGTATCTCGTTCTTGGGAAGAAGGATCGGGATATTTTGAACAAAGTCCTATTAAATCTGACGATGGGGCCACATGGACCACATATGCGTCAGCTTCTAATTGGTCAGGTTCAAGTGACGCTCAACATGGAGCTAATAGTCCTGCACACGGTGCTGGGGGTGATTATAACTTTACTCCCGTTGTTAGTGCTTCGGTAGCAGATATTATAAATGATGAAATTAGAATAAATGTTACCCCCATTATCCAACCTATGGTTTCTGCATCCGCTGGATCGGTAACTAGCAATTATGGGATGATGATGGCATTTTCAGGAAGCTCAGCTAGTAATATTAGAAATGTAGGAAATATTAAATTTTTCTCAAGACAAACCCATACCGTACATGCTCCAACATTAGAATTTGTTTGGGCAAACCATTCAATTGTAACGGGAAGTTTAAAAACGTTATCTTCTCTTGATATTGAAATTGCTCCACGAAATATGAAAGCCGAATACAATGCTGGTTCAGTATTAAAAATGTATTTTACAGTAAGAGATAAATATCCAGCAAAAGCATATGCAAATACCAGACGGTTTAAGAATAGATATTATTTGCCCCCATCTGGATCTATTTACACTATTGTAGATGCTGGATCTGGCACAACAGTTGTCCCGTTCGATGAGTATTCTCATCTTGACTGTGACACTACGGGTTCTTATCTGATGCTTGATACAAAACCTTTATATAAAAATAGATTTTATGATTTAAGTTTAAAGATTACATTAAGTAATGAAGTTTATTTTTCTAGACCCTTTAGATTCAAGGTAGTGTAACGTGAAAACTAATTGGGTAGGACCACGACTCCAGTGGCCAGCACTTGAAAATGTATTTTATTCTGAGTTTGAGGTACAGAATCAGTTGAGGTTTATTGAAAAATTCCATGTGGATGGGGACAATCAGAGAACCTACGTTTATGATCTTAAAGAATATCCAACGAAGATTAAAAAATTATACATAAAGGGTAATAGTGAAAAGAGGGTGCCAACACAAATGTTAAACATTCAAACAAATACAATTGTAACAAATCCTTCAGCGTTTTTTGAATACGTTGGTGACATTGCGTTTCAGGAACTTTAATAATGCCTTATCCACAAAATTACGCAGAAGATATAGGAAGTATTGCTACTGGAAATCTCGCAAAGATAGAAGAAACTATTTTTAGATTTGCTAAACCAACTGATGCTGTTGTTTCTAAAGTAGTTGGTGATGGTGAGATTGGGTTGGATCTAGATAATGAATTTCTTGAATTACACTTTTATACTAGAGGTACCAATGAATTAGTAAAAAGTGCAGTGGTTCCCCTTTCAGAAAACTATCTTCAGTTTAGAGATAGCACACGCCGCCGACATTTTGAAAACGATACTTATGAGACAATACAATTGGGATTGGAGTTCTGGAATCCAAAAGATCCAGAAACTAGTCTTTATTCAAGATATCTTAGTGATTTAAGTCCTGGCATATACAATCTGATAATTAATTTCTTTTCAAAAGAGATAGGGGAGTATACCAAATTTACAGCTGATGGTGGCCAATCAAGCGCAACTAATTGGAAAATTGCACAGATTTCTGGTACTAGACAGGAATTAATTTTAGAACCCATGTCTACTGCTACGTTTGATCAGACTCAATTTGAACAGTTTGTTGATACATCTATCTTTGCAAAAGATTTTAAATATACTCTGGTCCACGCATTTGAAACGCATAAGCCGCTCGAAGAAGATCAATATAGAATTTTAATGGATACAATTATTAATGAAATACGATTGGATGCAACTACATGGAGATATATTGAAGAAAATCATCAAGAACAGTTCGAAACTGTATTAAGAAATGTTGTTAAAGATATATTTAGTGAAATAAAGACTTGGGTGAATGAAGAAGCTGATGCTAAAAGATTTAGAATAACCGATACAAAGTTTCAAGCATTTTTGGGAAACAAAATTGGAGAAGTTCTTGGATCATTGTCTAATACAAATTCCCATTTAAGTAAGTTTCCTGAAAATGGTGACCTTTTTTTAAATCAATAAATGAGTGAGAAATAAATGCCAGTCACGATCAGTCCACCGCCATTGTTAGAATTAAATAGAAGTCCTTGGGATACGCCGTATGAAGAGGATGTTCTTGGTGGTCCCTATACGATTCACTATGCAAGCTCAGATACGGCTATGGACACTTTAAAAATAGAATTTTCTCATACGGGTCCAATAGATTTTTATAATGCTGATGGCGTAACGCCTATAGATGCTCCTGTTTTTATTCGTAACAGTGGTACGTTTTTATTCAGGGTTAAGGTTAGTTATCGAATATTAAATGAACAAAACAATAATATAACCTTTAAAGGGTTGGTTAAAACGACAGAAGAATCTACAACAATACCACAACCTTGGTATGAACTTGAGTTCGATCCACCCCATGCTCTTTTTGATGCAGAGTGGGGAGATACTAAAGAAGTCAGAGTTTATTTCCAACGAGCAAACTTTACTTCAGCGGGAGATACAATTATACGAACAAAAATGATGCCGGAGGGTGGTTGGTTTGTGGGTCCAGCCGATATGACATCTGAACAACAAGTTAGGTTAAGAAGTCAAGTTGTTGAAGAGTCTGGGGGCGTCCCCCGACTAAAGTTGGTTTTTGAAAATTTAGTTGGCGAAGAGATATTTGCTAATTGGATAGTACGGCCAGCAAATGCTTGGAGATACAAAGACCAAAATGGCCAACAGCTTGAAAAAATTCTAGAACTAACGAAGTTTGCTTAGGGAGATTTGAATGATAGACGAGATCATCACTCCAGATTGGCCGCCTGAGGATCAACGAAAACCGAAGGGTGACGGCGACGGCGGCAGCGGCACAAAGAAGAAGAACGGTAATAACAATAGGGCTATAATCAAAGATAACACCGTCAATGGGGGCAATGGAGGAAACGGGGGTAATGGAGGAAACGGAGGCAATGGCGGCCGACATGTCCCTCA